CTTCTAAAGCTTCCCTGTCTGCAACCTCCTGCGTACCTTGCTTCATTACTTCAGTCAATTCTTTCTCTAAAGCAATCTTAGCGGCAGGGTCTTTAGTCATTTCAATCTGCATTACTAAGCGACGAATCTCTGGAACCTTACTGCCGTATTGTACAAAACTGATTGCACCATACTTGAGCTTAGCTTGATCCATTAGATCTTTGTCTAGTTGTTTCGCCTTATCTGCGGCGACTATTGCAGACTGGAGCATACCACGCTGACGGAACTGCTCAGCCAGATCACGGTAATACTGTGATGTACCGAACTCGCCTTGTATCCCCTGCGCTACTTCCTGTTGTTGTTTAGCCCGCTGTACACGTGGGTCAAAGGCCGCACCAGCCTGTGCAATGTTATTGAACAGACGCTGATTAGGTGCTGATTCGAACTGAGGGGCTTGCTGACGGATCTCTTGCCGCACTGCAGTCTCTACCATCTGCGGTGATGCGAACAATCCTAAGATTTGTGATTCTGCCATGTTAATCTCCGAATGTTCCGCCGTATGCGTATGGATCGTTACGGGCAATGCTTAACCCACGCTGTGTAGCCGCTGAAGAACCTCCAAACAACCCTGCATCATAGGCTCTGCCGCCTAACTGGCCTAGGGAGCTAAGTAACGCCTCTGTACGGCCTGCGGCGACATTACCAGACTGTGCTTGCATCTGTGCGATGTTACGGGCGGCTGACGCTGATACACCTGCCGCTTCCAGCCTACGTTGACGCTCAAGGTCTGCAAGGTTCAATCCATACTCCATCTCAGAGCGACCTAGTCCGTAGATGTCCTGCTCCTGTCCGAACAGACTCTGTGCCATCAACAAGTCTTTAGAGATGTCTGAGCGAGCTAAGTCGTAGCTGTCAGCGGCTGTACGAGCTTGTTGTTGGGCAATAGCCTGCTGTTGAGCCATAACATACGGATTCGCCGCACCGCCATAGCCCATGTCAACGCCGATGCCTGTTAAGCCTTTAGCCGCTAGATTGCTGAATAGTCTTTCTTGTGCTAACTCTCGACCGGGCTGTGCCAGTCCTTCTAAGCGAGCTATACGAGCTTGTGCCGCCGCTGTCGGATCAATGTCGATCCCACCTAGCATCTGCTCACCTAAGCCTGCATAGATGTCCGCACGTTGTTGAAAGCGAGGATCGAGATCAAAGCCTACATCAGTTAAGCGACCTTCAGCATCGACCTCTGTACGCATCGCACCGTAAGGGCTTGTGAAACCTACCGGGCGGAACTTAGCCGCCTCTTCACCAGCCGCACGAGCTTCACGCTCTGCCGCTATCTGCTTATCTATACCAGCCTGTTGCGCTTTGGAGGCTTTGTACGACCCGTAGGCGCTGATAGCCGCTCCTGCAATTGCTCCCCACATAATACCTTCCTATTAGCTCTTCATGATGTAAGCCAACGCATAGTACGGTGGCAAGTTTTTGTTAGTACCGGATTCACCCGCAGAATCAATTGTAATTCCTGTGGTGGCTGTACCTGATGTCCCTGTTGTGTCATTACCGACAGTAGTTCCAGAGTCAAACGAGTTATTCTGGCTACCTGAGTTTGGTACAGAGTGGTTGTGGCCGGGGTCTGTAATTGTGTGCGTGTGCGAAACCACAACGGCATCAGCGCTACCACCGGTTGCATCGACTGCATAGGTATCACCTGCACCTACAACGAACCGGTTGCGTAGGTCTGGAGTGTTATTTGTACCATCACAGAGAACAAAACCAGTTGGTATTGACGCTACACTACCAGACCATAGCAGTATTGCTCCTGAAGGGACGCCGTTAGCTTGTACAAATGCGGTGGTAGCTATCTGGGTTGAACTTGTCCCGGATGCCGCTGTCGGTGCGGTAGGAGTCCCTGTAAATTCAGGAGACTGTAGATCTGACTTAGTAGAAACAGCATTGGCAATAGCGTTAAACTCATTGTCAATTTCTACACCCTTCACTTTCTTGTTTGCATCACCTACCGGGAGTGAATCCTTAGATGCAAAGTTTGTTGCTTTGGTATAATTACTCATTTAACTCACCAGTTTTCCAGATTTTGCAAAGATGTCCATCTTCTGTAATGACAATGCACCGCCTTCAATATCAGCTTCAATACCGATCTGAATAACAGCTCCTCGACCACCAATATTCAATGCGATGTTATCCAAGATAATACCGCTTGAGTATTCCGCTTCATTATCTGTATCGTCATCTGAGAAGTATTCATCAACATTGTATTCTGATGTAATGCCTTCAGACAAGACAAAAGAGGTTGCACTGTAGTCAATGTTATAATCAAACGCCCATTTTAAGGCGGCGTCCTGCTTAGTGGCTCCGATCACAGCAAGTCGAATCTTTTTTAGGATAGTTTCCTGAGTCGAGTTACCGAAGTCAAAGTAGTTTGTGAAGTAGGACATACGATAAGTTGTACCATTGTCTGTATACCCTGTATACCTTCCTATATATCCATTTTTCCCTACTAACAAATCATTGTTTTTTCTAACAGTAAACGCCGAGGGGGTAATATCTGTCCATAATGTCACTCGACGACTACCATCCTGTAATGGAACACGCATATCAAAACAATATGTATAACCGGTTGCAGGCAATGTCAGTAAATAAAATGCATCTGTGGGGGAGTAAATTGATTTAATTCTGAACTCTGATTCACCTGCAACATACTGTACAATATCATCACGTACATTCTTAGAAACGTCACCGATTGGGGAAGACTGCTCTTGAATAGTTCTCCCGACAGTACGTACCCCGTCCGAAGCTAAAAAGACTACATCGCTTCCTACGTTTTGCACAGAGTCACGAGCAATACATCCAATACCTTTAATATGATCAGTCATCATAAATGATGTACCTGTTGGGTCTTCAGCACCTGCAAAGAATGCAATGTTCCTTCTCCCAAAGATCACCAATCGATTGTTATAGGCTGTGATGGCTGTCACAGTGTCGTCTTCACCAAAGATCTCACGGATATCTAAATAACCTGTACCAGTCCCTGAGAAGCTCTGAGGCTCTAAGATTTTAGACCAGTAAACGACATAGTCATCTGCAACCCAAACCCGATTAAAACAAGCCGCTCCACAGCTTGGTGTTGTAGACCCCGGTGCAGAGCTGTATTCATTGTAGGTATCTGCACTGCCATCGTAGTACACCATCTGGTGACCTTGTTGTACGAAGACTGCGTAGTTGTTATACGTAATAATCTGCCAGTCGTCATCAGTGATTGTAATGTCTGTGGCGTCTGCATCAGTCAACTCAGTTGAGGTGTAGTCATCTTCTAAACGAAACAGCTTGTTATTAGCGGCGTAAAGAATTTCTAACGTGCCATCGGCTTTGGTGTATTCAGCGATGGCTCTTGTATTACCTGTAAAGGCTGAAGAGTTTAAACCATCCCATCCTTTTCGACTACCAATACGCCCGAACTTATCGATAATGCAGTTGGTAGCCTCTAACGCAAATCCATTGGAAATGGTAATACCAGATTCTTGAGTGTTAAGCCCAAAGAATCCCGGTGCGGCTAGTGTAACAGCTTGTAATTGCGACATTATACAGCCCTAAACACAAGTTCTTCTGAATGCTTTTCTTGATCGAATGAAATAGCGTCATTTAGCATGCGGTTTGCTGTCAGATATGCACCGGTCGGAGTAACCCCACCGTCTTCACCACGCTCTTCCAATGCTTTAGCATAGGCTAACATGATAACAGGGCGTTCTGGGGCGTACAGCACATCACTATTGTTAGTTAAAGGCCCGGGACGAACAACTAGGTTAAATCGTAGTTCATACTGAGCATCGGGCTTAGGGTAAACTTCCGCAATGGTATCATTATTAGCATCTAAGCCATTGAAGCTGTAGTATCTTGGCGAACCAGTATCAACATTATCATAGTTTAAATACAAGTTTGTAAACTCTTCTGCTGATTTATATTCCATAAACCAGTTGCTCGTATCATTAACAACATTTAATACTTTTAGTCTAGTACCAGACGATGTAAGAGTATAAGCAAAGATGTCTGCAACAGTCGTCGCAGTGAGAGTGGTACGTAAATGAGACCAATCCCAAGCATTCTCAATCTCTTCTTTTGCGTCATTCACAAACTCACCGACCAACTTAGAGTAGGTGTTTTCTGTCACAGCAGAAACTTCACGCTCTCTCAGTCTAACCAGTACAGAGTTTACAAGTTCTAAATATGTCATTACCACTTAACCTTATGTGACCAATACCGTGCTGATAGCTTTGAAGGACTGGAATCTTGAGCATTATGACGGGCATAATATGATTTTTTACGTGCTTTGTCTTTAGCGCTTGTCGGATTTTTACCAGCGCCTTTAACACCCTGTTGACCAAACCGGATAGTCTTTACTTGATCGCCTACTTTAGCGACTACAACATGAGACTTCTTCGGGTGGTTAGGGGTTCTCTTAGGTTTGTTATAGCCTGCAACACCTGCACGAGCTAATCTTGGATCTTTCTTATCAGCCATTACTCACCTCTCACAGCGGTAGCATTGTGTTCTAACACGGAGACAAGGATTGTTGCATTGGCTGTTGCAGACGCTTGAATCTTATCACCTGCTTCCATCATGATAAACTCGTTGTAGTTGCCGCCTAACTGAAAGAACTCTTTAGCGGAAAGGGAGTAGGCATCTAACACAGGCAATGACGCAGTCTCAGAAGCATCATAGTAAGTGACTGTCACAGTCTCTGTAGACCCGGCTGTGTTGGTGATGTACACTAAAAGCCACTCAGCTCGCTTGTTAGCAGGAACTTCGTAGATATCTGTCAGTGACGTTGTTAGTGCTTTACCAAGTGAGCGTTTTGTAGCCATTGTATTATACCATAAAATATGTTAAATGTCAAATTACTTACGATACTTTGCAGTCTTCTGTGCAACCTTCTTAGGTTGTTTAGCAACTTGCTTCCCTGCTTTAGTTGCTTTTCGTTTAGCTCTTGTCGTAGCCGCATATTCTTTTGCGGAAAGCGCCTTGATAGCTTTCTCCGGCAGATAACGCTCCCCGGTAGCTTTGGAGCCTTGTGTAGATGGCTTGCCACTCTTGGTACGCCATTTCTGTTTTGTCCACTTTTTCAGTGACAGTTGTGGCTTTTTCATTATGACTTATAGCCTCCACCTTTAGCTTTGTACTCTTTGGCAAGCATTTGAGCCTTTCTTGCACTCCACTGTCCGGGTTTGCCTCCCTTGCCTCCTGCTTTGATCTTATTAAATAAGTTCTTTCGCATTGTAGGTTTGGTATAGTTCCCAGCTTCATTGACTTTACTTTTTCCTTGTCTTTTTACTGCCACGCTTCTTTACCTTCTTCAGATCAGCCGCAGTAATCTTCTTACGAGGGGGAGCTACTGCCGCTAGTTTCTTCTGCTTAGAGCTGTACTTGCTGTAAGGCATTACTTAGCTACCTTACCATTGACTAGCTTTTTACCAGTCTTACGGCAACGGTTTTGTGCGACACACGCTTCAGGCGTTTTACAGCTTGCATGGGGCTTCTTAACCTTTGGCTTTGGCAGGTCTTTGTCACCTGACAAGAAACGTCCTTCGTCAAACGCTGAAGCTGGGTCTGTATAT